TCCACTGGACACTAGATTTAATTTAGTTAATGACAGAAGTAGAAACAGCAGATGCGATGTTAGGTGCTAAGTTTACTTGTATTGAATATGACGACAGTATATATGCTCACACCGTATTGCAAAGTGATGGTGCAGTAGGAGTAAGTGGTATACCTGGATGGTGGACAGGTATTTGGGGAGGCACCGCTAGTATTCCTATTATTGGAGATATTGTAATTACAGATCCTGCTAATGCTACAGCAAATATTGTAGACCCAGGTAATGGTAATGTAGTTGGCTCACCAATAGATTACAGCACTATTGATTGGCCTAACGTTATAATTGGAGGTGAAGGTGGACAAGGAGGCATTACATCTACGCCTGAAACACCATTAGCAGTTCTTCCAATAACAATTCCAGATATTCCAGGATTAGATGAAATAGAAATTGAAGTAGCAACTGAAACAGGAACAGGTTCACCAAAACAAAAAATACTTAATAAATTTAAAATTCAAAACCCATTAGGCGGTAGTTGGGCACCATCAGAAATTCCTTTTATTGCATTACCTTTGCCAGAAAATCCTACTTCTGAAAAAGCCGATGGCACAGCATTACCAAATTTACCTAATGTAAAAGAACCTAAGTATGACATAAGAGTATTTGGACACGGTATTGGTGACCAAGGTAAATTTACTACTTTGCCATCAGCAACAGTTCCAGAAATTGTCTTAGACAATAAAGGTGGTATTCCAGGAGCATCATTAGCCAGTCAGGCAGTAGGATTTAGTGTTGACGAAGCACCTGCGGCGGCTGTAATGCCAATGGCAGGTGAATTGTTTTACACTACCACAGGAGCATTTACAGGAAACACTTTGACATTTAATGAGGAAGGATATCCAAATTTAATTGTAGGTGGTGTTTTAAGTGGAACTGGAATTACTCCAGTTACTGTGATAACAGCAGTTACTGGTAACAGCAGTATTACTACAAATATAAATGTTAATGTAGCCAGTGGTGCAACTATAGGCATAAACAATGCTATTCCTACTGCATTAGGAGAACCAGCAAGTTTTATTGTTCCAGCAACTGTATCACCATTAGGTGGAGCAGACTTAGGAAAATATGGTTTAAAAAGCGACTTTCAACCATTCGGAACATTACCAGGCGGAGGAGGAGCTCTAGGTTTTGCAGTATTTAATACTGTCGACTACACAGAAGTTGATGAAACAACTAATGAGCCAACAGGAACTACAATTCAAGATGCACAATCAACTAGTGGAATAGGTGCAACCTTTAATAATTTACCACCAGCAGTAGTTGAAAATGATACTCTTGAAATAAGTGAAGCAAGAGGATTGGCAGTTGCTCAGGCGGCTGGAGTTACTACAACTGGTAAGAAGTATATACCAAAACAAGTATCATCACAACCATCCGCATTTAGCACATTGTATCCAAACACCGCTGGTAAACCTAATTTTACATTAGAAAGATTACGAGCAGGTGACAGTTTAAGGGATCTATTTTAAATGAGTAATTCAACATACATATTTTATAATTCAGTTACAGGAACAATACTTGCTAAACGTAATATGAGTGAAAAACAAGCACAGGAAAACTGTAAAAGAAATCATCAATTTAACATGGTTTGTGGTTTAGAAACTGAATTGGGTTTTGTTTTAAATATGCAAAATAATTACGTTGATGTAAATGTTGATCCACCAATAGTAAAAATGGGAACACCTGTGCCAGAAGATTATGAAGCAAGATACAGAGCAGAAAGAAATACAAAATTAACTGCAACAGATTGGACACAAGGTGCTGATTCACCATTAAGTGATGCAAAAAAGTTGGAATGGCAAACATATAGACAAGCATTAAGAGACGTAACGTTTGGACAACATATGGTTTGGCCTAGACCACCACAATAAAGATATATAGGAGAAAGATATGGATTTTAGTTTAAAAGGTTTAATTTTACAAATGTGGGACGCCGATGGTAATTACAACGGCCCTACAAATAGAGTGCTAGTGTTTAATGGCTTACCATACAATATAGATGATTATGCCGCAGAACATGGCTTTACATTGCCAGATTCTTAAGATTACGATAAATACAAGCATAACAAATTAAACAGCCTATAGAGAATACTTTATAGGTTATTTCCAATAGGAGAGAAGCATGTCGGGAAGAACCTTATCGTTCAAAAACTATCTAAAGGGCAGTGATAACGTCCAGATGATAGAAATGTTGCCAGAACATCAAAGAACATTCACATACAATTTCGCAACAGATATTACAAATTATAATTTTACTGCAAACTATTCAACACTAGTTGTTGATGCTTTGACATACAATGTAAATACAGGTGAACCTAACTTTGCTACTTCAAACGTTATTGGATATCTAGGAGCAACCTCCACAGCAATAGCCGCCGGCAATATTAATAAAACAAATGCCGCCGCAGGACTAGTTGATTTTACCATTCCTAAAAACAGGTATACAGGTTTTATATATCCTGATGCTAGAACTAATGTAGTTATTAGTATTGTAGAATTTACATGGGAAAATACTAATCCTACAGTTAATGTTTTTGACAGTCATAGATGGGCAGTTATAGAACGTTATACAGCAGATGTAACAGCAGGCGATCCTACTTCAGCAAACAACTCAATAACATTTAATAATATTGTAGGAGTTTAACATGGCTAATATTATAGTCTCAGTTGCTCAAAGCAATGTCACAGTGGATGAAGCAAACAGTAATGTTGCTGTAACTACCACATTAAGTAATGTAACAGTTGGTGATGCTTTTACTACATCAAATACAGTAATTAGATCCGCATTAAGTGCCACAGACGCAGGTGGAGATGGCTCATTTGCATACGATAATTCAACAGGTGTATTTACATACACTGGTCCAAGTGCATCAGAAGTAAGAGCACATTTAAGCGGAACATCACCCATAACATATAGTTCAGGAACTGGCGCAATTGGCATTGATAGTGCCGCTGTATTCAGTGGTAAGACCACAGACGATTTAGCAGAAGGTTCAAATAACTTATACTTCACAAATACAAGAGCAGACGCAAGAGTAAACGCTGTATTACCAAATACAGGAAGTTTATCAGAAGGCACAAATTTATACTTCACAACAGCAAGAGCAAATAGTGCCATAGGTGCATATACAGGCAACTTAACAGCAGTAAACACTACTGGTAACATCACAACAACAGCAAATGTAAGTGGTGCATATATCCTAGGTGATGGAAGTCAATTAACAGGAATTGACGAATTAACAAACGCACAAGCACAAGCATTCATAGAAGCAAATGGTCTAGATATGACCAGTGCCATAACTTCAAACAGTAACGTTACTACAACCGGAAATTTAAGTGTAGGTAATCTTTACGTTACTACAGTAGGTCAAGTAGATACTCAAAACTTAAATGTGCGTAGAGATTTAGTTATTGTAGATGACCAATATGCAAATCTCACAGTAGGTGGATATGGTAGTTGGGAAAATAGAGGTCAACGATTACACATTCATGGAGCACTTTCTGGTGCTGGTGAACTTCTCCTAGGAGATTCTGGTAATATAGCATTGGCTAAAACAAGACTTTACGGTAATGGTGCTATTTACAATGATTCATTTATAGAGTCTGGCGGAAATATTTCTTCAAGTATGGCTCTTAAAAGCACAGGTGGCACTGGCTTAATTATAACTGGAAATGCAACTATTGGAGGCAACTTAGATGTAACCGGAAACATAAATTCAGAAACAGTTGTAGACTTATTTGTTGAAGATAGAAATATCACTATGCAGTATGGTGCTGTAGGAACACCAGTAAATGATAGCCATATATTCGTAGACAGAGGTTCTGCGGCAAATGTATATTTACAATGGAGAGAGAGTGCTGATCAGTGGATGTTTACTAATGACGGCACACAAGATTTTGCAATACCAACAAGCACAACTCTCCTACTTGAAGGAACTAACTTATATTACACTGATGCTAGAGCAGATGCTAGAGTTAACTTACAAACAGGAACTAACTTAGACCTAAGTTCAAAATCAACAAGTGACTTAACAGAGGGCACAAACTTATACTTTACTGGTGCAAGGGCTAGAGGCAACATAAGTGTTGGAACTCCAGCAAGTGCAAGTAGTGGAGGTGCATTAGCATATAATAGCGGAACAGGTGTATTTACATTTACTCCAGCAGATATTCAAACAGATTCAGAAGTAAGAGCATTAATAAGCACAACTACAGCGGCGGCTAGTGGTGGCGGAAGTTTAGCATATGATAATGGAACAGGTGTGTTTACATTTGCTCCTGCTGATAGTGTTACTACAGCAACAAATGCCACAAACGTAAACATTACAGATGATACTTCAACTGATGCGGCACATTATGTAACACTAAGTCCAACAACTAGTGGTAATAATGCATTAGAAGTAAGTTCAAGTAAATTATCATTTAATCCTAGTTCAGGAATATTACAAACAGACCACATAAGCAGTGATAGTGGTCAACCTTTACAACTTAAAGGACAAACAAACGGAATACAAGTAGACAAAACAATTAGTAGTGCAGAAAGTAGGATATTTGATGCTGACACAACAGGTTATGGTGTAGCCAGTGCAGATTTAGGTGCATTTAGCACAAATACATCATGTCCAGGTTTCTTAACTGGTTTGTTTATAACAGCCGGTAGCAACACAGGAACATCATATGATTTAACTGCTACTACTCCAGGTGGTCCGTTTGGATTATACGCACAAAAAGAAGGTGCCAACAATGCATATACCAGTATGTTTGGTTCTAGTAGTTTACAAAATGCTGTAGAAGTTGGATTAGGCACTAATGCAAAAACATCAGGTTGGAGTCAATTCTCATTAACAGATTCAAGTAGCGCCGCGGCTTTCCCAGCAGACACATACGTTGTAAGTATTGTAGGTAATACAGTAACATTCAGTCAAAATGCATTGAAATCATATGGTGCTGGTGCATTCTTTATATTAGCTCCAGGTTATGCAAGTTCTACACATGCTGACTTAAGATTTAGAATTAGCAGAGATACTGCAAATGCAAGTCTTCCGTTCCAAAGCATAGAGCCTTGGATGAGCAAGTATGTAGGTCCAGAAACATTTAGTAATACCACATTGGATTATGCAAGTTATACTATAAGTGGCACAACAATTGATGCGGGTAATGTTGTAACAAGAAACAGCATTGATATTAACAGTAATCCAGATAGTGCTATTAGAACGCAACGTGCATTGTTAATTGGTGCAAACGCAACACCAGACTTGTTAAGTGTAGGAACAACAGACGTTTTACCAGGAACAACAACATTAGGTATCACAGTAGAACAAGATGGTGTCACAGACTTTGGTGGTGCAAATACAACTCCACAAATGAAGTTTATGATGAACCAATACACTGATAACAGTATAGGAAGATTTACAAGTTATCCCCCATGGACAGAGTTCTTAGGACAAAGTGGCAATGCTACTGTAGATTTACAATACTTAGGTGCACCAAACTTTAACTATAAACTTATTGGTGGTAGTAAAGATGCCAAAGTTACAACTAAAACAAGTGATGTTATAGGTAGACTTACATTTAATAATGTTATACCTGGTGTAGTAAGTGGTGCAGATATATTCCATCCGCCAGCAAGTTTGACAGTAAGAAGTCCAGGATCAGGTGCACAGGCAAACAACACAGTTGGAAATGCTGACGTGCATTTGCAAAGCACATATTCAACATCATTTAGAAATGGTGCAAACGTAGCCGGTGGCACAATACCAAGAACATTCTTAAGTAGCAGTGAAGGTAATACAGTAATTGCCGCTAAAACAGATGGTAAAGTAACATTACGTCCAGTAAGAGATTATGGTGATGAAGGCGCTGATACAACTTATGTTGAAAATAGATTTCCACATGAACTACATGAATATCATGAATTCTTAGGTGCTGGATTCTTAAGTAGCAAAACAGGAACACTGGTAGAGATACAATCTAAGTCAGGTGAAACTGGCGGTAGCAGTAACTTTAATTATGATTCAAAAGGCAATGCTACACTAAGAATAAGCACACATGAAGCCAATAATGCCGTAAAAGCACAATGGGATATAACCAATGAACAAAGCACAGGTAATTTAGTAATTGCCAAAGGCGGTGTAGACTTAGTTGATATCACAGCCGATACTGCAATATTCACTCAAACAATTGGAAGTCCATCAGCAACAGATACTGGTGCAGTAATTAATTTTGTAAAACCAACAATATTTGGTAGTCCTACTACAGCCATTACAGCAAACATAACAAACGACTTAACAAATGCTAAATTAGGTATAGTTCAAAAAATATATCACAATAAATCTACAGAACCTAGTTTTCCTGCAGGATGGGTAAAATTAGGCACTACTGATTATCAAGGAAGTGCTAGAAATATTATATATTGCGAGTGGTGTGAGGGAACAAGAGTAGAATATTGGTATGTCCAGGAGACATAATCGGTGAGTGCTTATTACAGAAAATTAGCAGATGCTAATCCTGACAAAACATTTCAAATACAAATGGAAGTAAATCCTAGTGACAATAGTGTAAGTTTGCCATTTGTAGGAACTAGTTCAGAACAATTTACTGTATTTTGGGATGACACTGGCAACGTTAATGATACTTATACTCATACAGGTAGCACCGTAAATGCAACGCACACATATTCATCAAGTGCAAATGTAACAATAAGAGTGCAAGGCTCAATGGGCAAATATGATTTTGGTAGTTTGTCCACAACAGAAGAAGAAAGAATAAAAACTATTGATAGATGGGGCAATGTTTCATACATTGCAGACCAAAGCAGAGCATTTCTTTCTAACGTTAGTCAAGATACTAACACCATGGCTATAAATGCTCTAGATTATCCTAAATTGCCTGCAAATTCAAATTGTGCATTAATGTTTTTTGGTATGAGAAATGATAGTCCTAACGCAGAAACAAATGGTAAATCTGCTTTTGAACAAAGAAGTTTTGCAAGTAAAGGTTTATCCGGACTTAGTTGGGCAACTGACGCAACTAGCAATATAATTAATCTTGAAAGCACTTTTGAAAGTGCATTTGAACGGTCTTCAACTGGGGCAAGTGGAGATTTTACTACAGCAACTTTAAATGGTTGGGATACATCAAATGTTACAAACATGAAACGCACTTTTGCATCATCATATTATTTAGGCAGTTTGTCAAATTGGAACACTGGCAATGTTACAACAATGGAGGAGTGTTTTGCAGGCAATGGTGAACCAGGCGCTATAGTAAGTCATCAAGGAACATTTGAAAATTACAGTGGTAGACCGGTGAATCCTGATATAGGTGAATGGGATACATCAAGTGTTACAAATATGAAAGGAATATTTGACGGTGCTGAATGTGGTTTAGCAAATTGTAGTCAATGGAATACCATAAACGTAACTACTTTAGAAGATTCTTTTAGAGGTGCACAAAATTTAGGTTCAAATCCGCAAAATTGGAACACATCTAATGTTACAAACATGGCTAACACTTTTGGTGTGCGGTATGCAGGAATAGGAAGTGTATTACCGTATAATAGTGTTTTAGATTTAGGCAGTTTTGACACAAGCAAAGTTACAAGTATGGAAGGATTTATGAATTCATATGGACATGACTTGCAAAGAAGTCCTAACATTGATGGCTTAAATGTTGGCAATGTAACAACTATGCATAAAGCATTTGGTGGCAACCTTTTGATTTCCGGAATAGATCCTTCTCTAGACGTAATTTCTAACGCAAACATTGTGATGGACCCAAGCGGTTGGAATACATCTAGTTTAAGTGTAGCAAGTAACACATTTATAAGAAACAAAGGATTTAACAGTAACATAGGCGGTTGGAACTTATCTAGTATAACTACAATGGCTAACATGTTAGACGATAGTGCAATAAGCACAGAAAATTACAGTAAAACACTAATTGGTTGGGCAAATTTTGTAAGTAATGCTGGTGGTTCACCAGCAAGTATAACATTAGGAGCCGCAAACGTAACGTATAATAATACAACATACACAGGTTCGCCATATAGTGATGCAGTAGCCGCCAGAGCATATTTAGTAAGCTCAGGAGGTTCAAACCCAGGTTGGACAATTACAGATGGTGGACAAGCATAAAAATAACAAACAAATAACGATATAGGATACAACAACGGAGATTATGAATGGCTTACATGAAGACAAAAAAGAAGAAGAAGAAAAAGAACAGAGGAACAAAGAAGTAGATTGGGGTGTTTACTTTGACAGTATTGCCAAAGTATGTCCTTGGTCAAAGCAGTATTATATGCAGGATAAAATCCTCCATGTTAAAACAGGTGATCCAGGTAATGAACTTACATGGGTAGCCACATTTTGTGCTAGTCAGCATGAAGCATTGTTATTAGAATACAATGAAGGCACTAGTATTGATACATTGTTATCAGTAGTAGAAAAGATAGAAAGTAAGTATTTGCACTTAGCGGCATTTTGGAGTCATCCAGATGAGAAGGAGAATAATACTCCAACACCTTGTGTTATAGTGCAAGACAAACAACAATTAACAGACTTAAGAAAGAAAATAGGATTTGAAGATGACTGAATTAACAAGAGAACAATGTGATGAATTAATTGCACAAGTGGAAGATGTGAAAGCAAAGTTAGAAGCTGGCACACACCATGTTGTTGATGGCGAGCTTGTAGAGAAATAACATGGGTAAACGTGTTACTACACAAGAACTTGCAAAAGAGATTGAAATAATCAGAGACAACCATTTGGCACATATTCATGATTGCATTCATAGATTAGAAGAAGATGTAAAAGAAAACAGAAAGTTCTTTACAACTAGACTAGACAGAATGGACAATAGAATATGGCTTGTATTGGGTGCTACAGTCAGCACACTAATTACTATATTAGGCACAATTATAGCAGGCATGATGTAATGCCAGTTCCTCCACAAAGTGTTAGAAACAACGCAAAAAAAGCCTTAGAAGCCAGAGACAAGGCAGTTCCTAGTAAAAAAGCAATGACCAGAGTAGGACTTGCTAGGGCTAATCAACTTGCAAATGGTGACAATATCAGTATGCAAACTATACAACGTATGGCTAGTTATCTTGCAAGAGCAAAAGACAACTATGACCGTGCTAAACGTCAAGGACTTAAACCAGAAGAAAGCAGAGCAATACAAGCCTATTTAGGTTGGGGCGGTGCTAGTGCTTTGAGTTGGGCAAGAAGTCAGTTACGTTAACCACATAACAACACCAAATACACCAAACTAAGATAAATATATATGTTAAAGAGGTATCAAAAAAGTAATGTCTCACATTACTTTCTCCAGTGCTTCATGCACATTTTCCTCAGGATTGAGCTCCTAAAGAAAAACTTCTTTAACCGGATAATAATTTAATTGCCATTAAATTAAGACTCTTAAAAGATAATATATCGATTATATTATATTTAAAAACTCCCTTTGCTGACGTTAGGGGAGTTTTTTTTTGGCCCGCTTTTAAGCCCTTATATTGCAATTATAGATAAATAATAGTGTATTAGAAATAATACTGGAGCTCATAGGTATGTAATGGCAAATACATAACTTTATAATTATTTGAGGAAATAAAATGAAAAATAAACAACACAAACAATATGTAATAATACAGGTTAACCCATGGGGTAATTCTTCTTCAGAGGTTGGATCTACCGTGAGAATAATAGAAATGCTAGACATAGACAATGACTTTGAGCATTGTTTTACTTACGTCAGTGAAAACAATTTTAACTATGCACAATGGCAAAAGATAGACAATGAAGATTATAAACAAAATGCTTTAGTTATTAAGGGCGTATTTGGTAAATCAAAAGGCAAAAAGTCTACACAACTGTTTAAAAATTCTGAACTTGTTAATGCAGATGCTAAGTTTACTATAACTGAACGTTGTGATAGACATGAAACATTGTATCAAGTTGCAAAAAATGTAGGGTTATTGTAATGAGTAAAGTAACAAATATAACTGACAGTAAACTGTATAAACTTCAAGAAGAAAACAACAAACTTAAAAAAATGTTATTCAATGCCGGTAGTGAACTTAAATATATCCATGATGTGTATATGGTAGGAGATACTGAATATTTAGAAAATGGTAATTTATACAATCCTAAACAACGCAATGAATTAGTTTCAAACGCATATAGTTATATGCATATTGGCACTCCTAATTACTAAACAATATTGACTTTTAACCTATATGTGTGCTATAATAAACTTTGATATACATCTTGACATTGATATACATCTTGGAAAATTTGATATACATGCATATAGTATATAATAAACTAATAACACCTACATGAGAGCATAATAGGGAAAGAAAATAAATGAATAAGAAAAGTAATAACTCAATACCAAGTGTAACTGACATAGTATCCGGTATGAACAAAATATCACCTAAAAGCAATAAAAGTAATAGAGGAACTAGTTATGAATCTATTGCAACAGAATACTTGCTTAAAACAGTTAATGAGTTAGGCAAAGCAATACAGTTAGAAAATGGCAACAGTCAACTGTATGTAACACATATTAGACAAGACTTTGATTACAGATATAACGGAGGTAAGAGATGGCTTGATTGGTTAAACTCAAATTACCCATTATACATGATGATACAAAAAGGCAACATATTGAGCAATAAACCAATGCCTAGTGAAGTTAAAAGTTTAGTGTCAATGCCAGAATTAATTGAATACAGAAGTAATAATGACTTCAGCAGTATATACACAGAAATAACTGATGCTGATTGGAATGTGCCTATCAACACAAAGAGTTTAATCAACTTTATTGTTAAAAGTTGTGAGTATTACCCAACACTAGCAAAAGGCAAAGAAAAAGACAAAGTAATGCGTAATGTGTGTGGTGCTAATGAAATACTAGATGTTGCCGGAATACATAATGGTGTATTGCCAATGAGTGTAGAACTAAAACCATATGGTAGATACTATGCTAAAGGAGTTAACATACAAAATACTGTTAGCACCACAGTAAGAGAAGCCGCATTAGGTAAATGTTACAAGTATGACATATCAAGTGCCGCTTATGCATTTAAATTAGGTTATATCAAACTAAGACAGCCCAATGCAAAAACACCAGCATTAAAAGAACTAGTAGAAAATAAAACAGTTGTGAGACACAGATTAGTAACTGAATGTTTAACACTAACTAGAGGCTCACACAAAGAAAAAACAAAGTATGTTAAAGATGCACTTAACATGCTGGGCTTTGGTGCAAAAGCAGGACCTTTTGGTAGTCTCAAAGACAGTATATACAGTATAGAAGACAGGCAACGTTTTGTTGAACATTGGTATGTAAAAGAACTTCAATCAGAACTTAATCTGTTTACTGAACTACTGTTAGAAGATGTTGGCAAGCCAGCACTTAAAGAATACTTACAGTTAGACAAAGGTCAAAATTACAGTCAAAGCCGAGCAGAAAGCAAACTGTATCAACAAGCAGAAACTGAAATAATGCAAAAAGTATTTGCAAACTGTAAGGGAGATAGTTTGTTGTGGGTGCATGATTGTGTGTATACCCAGAAGCCACAAGGTATAGGTAACTTAAACTATTATTTACATTTAGATCCTTTATGGCGTTATGCCACATTCACAGAAGAAAAAATAGAGGACTGGAGTAGACCAGCTGATTATTATGTTATTACACCTCAACAAGAAGAACAGTTAGCACAAGATTTTATAAGTAAATTTGCAGATACACAAAGTTTTACTCAGTGGGATCAACAACAAGCAGATAAAAAAGCATGGAGAGAACTATATGAAGTTTAAACAATCAAAGCCTGTTATACATCGCAGTAAGTTAGATGCTGAATTGTATTTGTTGAGAAAAGAATTCGAACGTATTATGTTACTTCAAGCAGTAGTAGATAGTTATTGCACACCTTGTGACTTGACCAAACAACGCATATATCAGTGTAAGTAAACCAATTAACACTATGTTTAATAAGTATATGTATGACAGACATAGTAACACTTATTGCACATGCCAATCATTTAATCTGTAACGTAAATGTTAACAGTCACGTTAGCACATACAGTGATAAGCCAAAACATTTACATTATGACATAAGACGTATCACACATCATTATGAAAAACATCAAACTCTAGACAGAGAAGATATTGCATACTTACAGCAGTTGTATGTGTCAACTAGGGAGTTTTTATTAGACCATGCATTTATATTAGGTGAATGGTATGCATACAAAAGCCACAAATACAAGAATCACAACATAAAAAGAGGCACTACACCATCTAAAGTGTCCGGTTTTATCAACTATAGATAAATAACATTGCAATTACAAGCATATGGCTTGGCTTACACTTAAAAGTGGATACAACATGAAACAAAAACCAAATTATCAAGTAAAACAAGTTAAATACGGTGAAAAAACTGTAACTGGCAGAGTTGTGGGCAGAAATAAAACTGTTATACCAGAAGAAGAATTTTACAAATTGGCGTGTTTGCATTGCAGTTGGAAAGATCTCAGCGACTTCTTTGGAGTTCCTGCAGGAACATTACGAGACAACTTCGCGGATCTATATATAAAAGGAACACAAACGACGAAGCAGAAGTTACGTCAAAAGATGTTCGAAACAGCAATGAATGGCGATAGAGTAATGATGATATGGCTCTCTAAACAATGGTTATCAATGTCAGATAATGGCATACAAGACGGTAGCGAGGAAGATACTATGCTACCATGGACAGAGAAAAATGAAGAATAAGTTTGTGAGGTAAGACCTGGCTGGTGCTAGACGCATAACGTAATAGGAAACGTGTGCAGATGTCAGCATTTCAGTCAGGCACTTTTTTCACAACACAATATAGGATAAAGATATGAAGTTTACAAAACCCCAAATAAAAGATATTTCTGACTTTCAAACAAACAGACTATGTGGACCATTAAATGTGTTTAGTTTAACAACTATCAGCATGGTATGGGGACACATGTTAGGCTTATTGAACTTATGGTTTTTGCCACTAACGTTTGTGATGTTATTAGTTGGATACGGTTCTGAAATACAAAAACAAAAACCCAAAGAACAAATAACACTATAATGTCTAAAGGTGTAAAGAAGAGCGGCCCTCCTGGTGAAGACCACCACGTTCACAATATAGAACAACATTACATAGACCGGTTTCATGCCAAATGTGAAGAACAACCAAACGGATGTATATTCTTAATGGGCAATGTTCAAAACAATGGCTACAAGAATTGGTGGTATAAGTATGATGACGTTGACGGTAGACGTTTGCGTTACATCACAGCACATAGATTCAGTGCATTTATAAGTGGCAAGTTCAAAGAAGAGGATGTTAATGAACTATGTGTGTTACATGACTGTGACCAACATTATGAAAACAATGACATAAGTTATCGAGCATGTGTTAATCCAGACCATTTATTCTTAGGCACAGTTCAAGACAATATCAAAGACTGCATAAACAAAGGCAGATATATCAAACCACCAAGTCACATAGGTGCTGACAACTACAATGCAAAACTAACTGAAAAGCAAGTGTTGTGGGTAATTGAACAACACTACAAAATAACACAACAAAAGTTAGGTGAAATACTTAATGTAAATACCTCCACAATAGAAGCAATACACCGTAACTTAACATGGCGACACTTACCGAGATGAAGATGACTGGATTTAAAAGTAATGACCCCAAAGACTATGAAGCAGTAAAACAGGCTATAGATGAGTATTTGGAAGAAGCATTAGATCCAGAAACGTATGCTGTGAGAAAGATGTTCGAAAAGATTAAAAAGCCTACATACACTTGGGACGATGATGATGTTATTATACCACCAGGCGGAGGAATGAAACCGCATCCTTGGGATAATGATCCGTGGGACAAATGAGATAAGCATGCCGTATAAAAGAAAAATAAAACCAATAACACAAAAGGATATAGATAGATTCTGGTGTCATGTTGACCGTAAAGGTGATGATGAATGTTGGGATTGGAAACTATCACCTACAAGACATGGCTACGGTTTGTTTGCCGCCGGGGGAACACTACATAGATGCACACGTTTTGTTTGGATACACAGTCAAGGACTATATGCTAATCCTATAGAAGGTAAATTGAGAATAACCACATCATGCGGTAATAAAATGTGTTGCAATCCTAATCATATGAAGTTAAACAGTCAACAAGAAGTATGGGATAGGATACGTGATGCAGGCACAATGACTGTGGGCTCAAAACACAAAATGAGTAAACTCAAAGAAGCAGACATCATTGATATAAGAGCACGTTATGTGAGAAGAAGTGATGCAGATGGATTAGGTGGCATTGCAAAAGACTATGCTGTTACACCTGGATGTATCAGAGATATCATTATACGCAAGACATGGAGACATGTTTGAAACTTTCAAAACCACAGCAAATTATATCTAATGATTCCACCCGATTTATCATAGTGGTGGCTGGCAGGCGTTTTGGAAAGTCAATGTTAGCCATTAATGAAATAGCCAAACATAGTGTAAAGCCAAAGCAAAGAGTGTTGGCATTATACAGCACATATCGACAAGCAAAAACGGTGATTTGGGATGAACTTCTAGATAGACTGTATTCTAAAAACTGGATTAAAAACGTAAACAAATCAGACTTAACTATTACATTGAAGAATGATAGCAAAATATTCATTCGATCTGCAGACTCTCCTCAGAGCTTACGTGGATCACGCTTCGACTATATTGTTATGGATGAGTGTGCTGACTTACACCCTGAAGTATGGAGCACTATATGTAGACCTATGTTAGCAGATACAAAAGGTGGGGCATTGTTTATAGGGACCCCCAAGGGGAAAGGCAACTGGTTCTATGACTTGTATGTTAAAGCCGGCGCTGAACAAGAATGGAATACGCACACATATAGAACAATAGATGGCGGTTGGATTACAGAAGAAGAAATAGAAAGTGCCAAAAGAGATTTAGATTCTCGCGAATTTGCCCAAGAGTTCTTAGCAGAATTCCAAGATTATTCTGGAATTATTTATACATCCTTTAGCGAGGATAATATACAGCCCAATGAGTTCCCAGTAGAACAACTCCGCACCATACACATAGGCATGGACTTTAACAACAGTCCTATGAGTGCTGTGATAGGTTATATGAACGGTAATAAACTACATGTGATAGACTTTATAGAGATATATCAAAGCAACACATATGAAATGATTAATGAAATAAAAACACGTTACCCAAATAGAAACTATGTGTGTTATCCAGATGCAAGTGGCAGTCACAAGTCAACTAACAGTAATCAGAGTGACCACATTATACTTGCTAACAATGGATTCAAGTTAGTAGTGGGCAAAACCAATCCTCCAGTAATAGACAGAATAAATGCAGTTAACAGTTTGTTATGTAATGCAAAAGGTGAACGCAACTTATTGATAGATCCTAAATGTGCAAAAATAAGAGAAATGTTTATCAAAATGAGTTACAAGGAAGGAACTAGAATACCAGACAAGGACAATGTGCTAGATCACGCCGCTGATGCATTAGGATACTTAGTGTATCAAAACTTTGGTATAACACGTCAACGAGATAAAGGCTATGCACACAGTAGAAGGAGACTATAATGAAAAAGATTGATAAAGACATTCAAAAACAAGCAAAAGCAATAGTAGACAAAAATCCTAGACTTAGGGCACTAAAAAGCCACAGTGAAGGAGAGAAGTATTCTGAGATTAACAGTGGTGTAAATGACCAAGCATACAAAGATGGATACGATAAAATAAACTGGGGCAAAAGAGATGAGAAGATTAAGCCAAAGTTCCGCGTTAAAGTAAATGGTGTATACCAGGACGAACAGGATGACCAATAAACAATGGCATGGAGGAAAGGGCTCAGCACCACGCAAAGGAGCAAACAATAAACAATATGAAGATAACTGGGAAAAGATATTTGGCAAGAAAAAGACCAAACCACTCACAAAGCCCAGTCAATCTGATGAAGAAGAAATAGACAAATCATGATAACAAAAACATACACATTCTATTGGTATCCTAGAACAAGCACAACACAAAAGGATATGACAGTAAAGAAAATTAACAAAACATGGACAATGAAAACTGCCAAAGAACTAGACGGATATGCACGTTATGAAGCAGGCAGAATGGGTGCATTCAAACACGAGGAATACTTAAGATGAGAACAAAACACAGAGCAACAACTAGATACCGTTATGGCAAATACAGAGGTAAGCACATACCTCATGAAGAAATACAAAGACGTATTGCACAAAGTTACGGATTCAAATTCACATTACCAGAAGCACCAGAACAACAAGAACAAATAGAAACCATAACAGTATAAATATTGTTGTGTTATAAGTTTTATCTTGGGTAGCTCTGTCAGAGTTTGTGTGGGCTAATAACATACTAAACCCTATTGTGTGGCCATAGTAGGGTTTTTTCATGAATAATGAACCTCACAGACGCCGTCTAAGCAATTATTAAGTTATGGTTGGTAGTTTAGTATGTGGAAAATAAAAGGGTTATTGAGCCTAATAAACACAGTAACTATTCAAGTTAATTAAATAATTTAAGTTAATATCCGGGAGGATATGTTACCCAATAACCCTTCTAGTGTAGCACATAGTGAACCCTCACTATAAAGAACTGCAATACACTACATAAATTTACACTTTCCTTATATAATAATAAAAATGTTAAATGTTCTTGCTACAGTAGTTAATTATACTTCTTTTGATATCAAAGTCAACCTTTTAATCTATCAAAGAGCATATTATCATCAATTGTCTCTAGTTCTTCAGAAGATAATTCTGTTATTGCAGATACATCAGCCGTATTTGCAAAAACAAGTTGCAATTGATTCATATTATAAGAATGGTGTTTATCTTTATTGTAAATAAATTGTTCCAAATCTTCAATAGCACTATCCAATTGAAGTTTTGCACTTTTTAAATCGTCTAGTAAAGTTTCTATATTCATAATGTTATTATACACATATTAGTCTAGAAGTCAACCTTTTTAGCCAAAAAAAAACTACAATGGTCCTTATAAGTCATTGTAGTCTTTTAGTCTCTATAATCAGAGTAGGTTTGTTAGGACAAGCCACTAATACTTACACCTATACACCATATAAACACTAATTTACTGGTAATGTAGATAAATACAATCGTATACAATATAAAAAACCCATGGGGAATATATGAGCCAACCTCTCACCTACGGCGAGTTTATCGCTGACATTCACATCTTATATGCAAGATATCACGACACCTGGGACCTTTCTTATCGTAGTTTTCTCGGATCAGAAGAATACAAACAAGGTAGATATCTCAAGATGTTTCAAGAAGACCAGCAAACAGGTTCTGAAGTAATTAACACATATACTGTAGATGAGTTCGGAAACACAACTGGCAAGCACAAATCAAAAGTAACACAACATTACGGTGGCACAGACACAGCATCGGCTTATGCTGGCAATGAAAGTGATGACAACAGTTACTATGCTGAAAAAATAAACAATGTAAGTTTCTACAACTATGTAAAACTGATTGTTAATGAATATAATTCAATCCTATTTAAAAATCCAGCACATAGATTATTACCTGATACACCAGAAATGTTAGCATTTCAACAGAACTGTGATGGAACTGGAAACAGTTTACCAGAGTTCTTTAGTATGGTTGACACACTAGTAAGTGTATTTGGCGTGAGTTGGTTAAGTGTTGTTAAGCCTAGCGGATCTGAAATACCTCGTTTCAGTGTTCACAATCCACTAGACGTTACCAATTGGGAATTTGGATATAACCAAGACGGTGACCAAGTGTTGCGTAAGTTAGTAGTTAAAGTAGCAGAAGAACAAAATCAAACAGTATATAGATACTTTACACCAGACACAATTGAAACTGTGTTTATGAGTGATGATGAAGATTACTTACCACCAGATATTGAAGGTTTGTTCGAACAAGAAGACGGTGTGTATAGAGTAGTGCAAACAAATGAATTAGGATACATTCCTGTATTTCCAATTTATCAAGGCATACCTACATATCCAGGAGTTGGTAGTTCACCAGTATTAGATGCAAGTATTATACAAAAAGAAGTATACAACTTGAATTCAGAAATATATAGTTCAATTAATTACAGCATTCATCCTACACTAGTAGTAGACGAAGCAACAGACGACCTTAACAATGGCGAGATTGGTGCCGCCGCAGGTAGTATAGTAAGAGTTAACAGTGGATTACAAGGTGAACAAAACTTTACCTATGAGTTTAGACAACCAAACACTGATCCAGTAACTGAACTAAAAGACCTAATAGACAACAAAATACAAAAGATGTTAGAAACATGTATGATTAGAAGTGATGAACTAATCAAAGCATCAAGTAGTGCCGCAATGATAGAAACTCTAGATACTAAACTACAAGCATTTATAAGAAAGAAAGCGGTGCAAATGGAAAATGCAGAAAAACGTGCATTTGATATCTATCATGACTGGACTGGACAAAGCAATGAAGTAGAAATCAGTTATAATAGACAATACAACAACCGTGCTATGGAGCACGAACTAAAAGAATTAAACATGATGATGGATCTATATGATAGATTCTATCAGAATACTACCCAGTTTGTTGCAAGACACTTTAACAGTAGTCAAGAAGCAGAGGCTGAAGCACAAAGACTAGGTGGTGAAGGATTTCATACCCATGAAAACGAGAATGGAGAAACAATATTCATGCCATTCAAAACACACAAAGAATACGAATTAACATTAGAGGCCAGTAACCCAGGCGTTGACTATGAAGAAAGTCAAAGCATAATGGGCCAAGGCGTCAAAGAAGATTTACGTGACAGACTGCGTGATAGACTCGAACAGTTATTGACTACGTCAACAACTACTAATAGTTTATAATTAGACTGGTTAACGATACTTCGTCGTATTAATAGAAGGAGAAAAAGATGTCAGAAGACATAAAGCAAGATACAGTAGTTGACACTGGTGAGAGTCAAACAGTTCCAGAGACTGCAAATTCGGAAGAAAATATCTCTGTTAACAGTAATGAATCCAAAGTAGAAATACGTGAGGGTCGCTATTTTGTGGATGGTCAACGTATGTTTACCAAAGCAGAAAAGGATGCTATTGCCAAAACGGCAACTAGGGAAGTAGAGCAACGTTTAGTTAATGAACTAGGTGTTGACAGTTTAAGTAGTGTAAAGCAGGTTGTGAAGGAACTTCAGACCGCGAATATTACAGAAGGTGAAAGTAGTTTAGATGTTAGTGCATTGAAAAGTGCAGTAGCAAAGAAAGAACAAACTGTAGCCGAACTTAAAGCAGAACTAGAAGGTGTTAAAAGCCAATATGTCCTAGATGCACACGTAGGAAAATTAAAAGACGTTATGCCAACAGCATGGACGCCTGAACAAAGAAACTCAGTAATCAAATTAATGAATGCTGATAACATGTTCAAAGTTGAAGGACAAAGTTTTCACATCGTAGATGGCGAAGATTTTATCACAACTGATGAAGGTCTACCTAACTATAGTGCGGCTGTCGAGAAGATGGGCAAACAATTAGGTTTACAATTTTCCAAAAAAGGAATCGCTACTGTGGATGCACAAAGCACACCAGTTTCTAACAGTAAGAAGGGTTTAGATGAAGCAAGGATGAATTCAGAACCTAGATACAGAGAAGCCTATGTTGCATTGCGTAGACAAAACATAAACTTGTCAAGAGATTCTGTAACCAATAAAATGGTTGAGGATCATATGACAAAACGTCAAAGATAACATAATGTTGTCTTTGGAGATAAACAATAAATTATAAAGGAGACCAGAAATGGCAACATCAAGTAGTGGAATTAATGATTTATTTACAGCCGTAACAGCAGACTTAGTAGACTTTTATGCAGACGCAGTCTTGCTACCAAACCCGGCTTTAATCAGTAATTCAATAAACATCGAGGAAGGATCAGGTAATTCTGTAAACTTTCCATTAACAGATGCATGGACAACAGGAGCTTCAGGAATCGCTGAATCCGCCAACGTTGTAGGCGCATCAGACCAGTCCTTTGCAACTTCTGTAGCATCAGCAACAGCAGTAAAAAGAGGAGCAGGAACACAGGTTTCAGAGGAAGCCTTAGAAGACGGACAATTCGACGTTGTTAGAAATGCAGTAACAACAAGACTATCTAACTCAGTAGCACAAGCAACTGACGAAGCAGGTTTTAAAGTTATGCTTAACAACACAGAAACTGCACCAACTAATGGATCAACATTAGACGGTTCAGGATCAACAGTTGTCCTAATTAACCAAGCAACAATTAACGGTGGATCAACAGGTGCACTAGACGTTAACGTTGTATTCTCACCAGAGGCACTTGGATACATGTCCAAGCGTGATATTTCCTTAAAAATGGAAGAAGACGTTAAACATGACCAGTATATTATGACTGGAACTGTGAGAAACGGATTCTGTCATTTAAGAAAAAACTTCATTAAAGCAGTTGGTTCTTTAACAGGTTCATATGTAGCCGCTAACAACGTCAACCTAGTTGACTTTGCAGAAGCAGTTGCAAAACTTAGAGCGGAAAATGCCCCAGCAGACCTTAACGGGTTCTACTATGCAGGTATTACACCTCAAGTTGAATTCTTACTTGCTAATGAATTAAACGGCGCAGGTTCTACAGGAACTTCAACTATTGGATCACTAAGTGACATTGGTAACAGAGCTCTTTTAGACGCTGTTATTAGTGAAGCAGTTGGTATCAGATGGTTAAGAACTAATAACCTAGTAACTAACATGGCTAACACCATATAAGTTAGGGAGATAACATGGCATTTCAGAGAGATGGATCAAATAATGTATTGGCTTTTGCAGAAGCAGAAGACATACGAAACTTGGATCAAAGATTGTTTGAAGCGAATGAGATTTCATTTGCTAACTCTGGAACTGCGGCAACAACTTTAGAAGAATACCTTGACATATTATGTCAACGTGCAACTGACAGAATTACTACAAAGATGCAGGCTAGTCCCGAGTGGGCTACTTACACTAGCAGTAAGAATGTCAGTAGCACATCAATTTTGCCGGCTGTCAATAGGAATTTAATTATTGGCAACTTGCAAGATTGGACAGACTTATGTGTAAGTTATGTTTTCAAAGAATACTTGTTACCAAAAGTAGCAGACTTTGGAAACCCAGAAAGTTCAGAAGTTATGAAAATTAACTTCTATGATACCAAGTTTAATAACTTGTTTTCAGAGAAACTTGCAGTAATTGTGTGGTATGATGTAGATGCAGATGCAACTATAACATCCGCCGATGAACTGGTCAACTTCAGAAAAAACCGTAGGACTCGTGGCAAACGATTTATAACAAGGGTCAGATAATATGAGTGTAATCAGGGACAGTTTAATAACACAACTTACCACAAACTTATCTAGCAGTAATGTTAGTGTAAGTTCAGAACTTCCGTTCGAAAGTGGTGGGGACACGTTATATGAAAAGAACATGAAAACACTTTATGTTGATGAAGAGCAAATTTCACAAGATACTTTATATGAAGTATTGGACAGGAATAACCTTAACACCAACACATCTACACTTAACGCATTCGTCACCCTCGATGCCAAAACCCAATTAAGTGATATCAACAGTATAATCAGTAATGTGTTAACAGCAAAGTCTGTGATTACTAACACTATAACTAGTGAAAGTGATTATGAATCAGACATTGACTTAGACAAGATTACATATACTTTTGAATTTCGCTTTGAAAAAACTGTTTAACTATAGGAGAACAACATGGCAGTAATTAATGTAACAAGCGGTTCTCAAGCAGTATTAACTTTAGGAAATACTGAAGCAATGTCTCTTCCAGGAGGCAGTGATGCTTTAGTAATTCCCTTAATGCAAGACGTAACTGTAAGTGCATCAACAGGAACAACTAGATATTCAACATTGGATTCTACAAGTTCTAGTGCATTTACAACAGTAAACGAAAATAGTGTTTCTTTAAACATGTTATTGGATGGAACTGTGTTCTTCGGAGCAGGATCAGGCACCAACACAATAACAAACAAAGGATTACTAGAAACTTCAGCAGACAAAACAGAGATCTTTTTCTCAGTTGCGTTTAATGAAGGTAATACAACTGGTGAATACTACGTTAAAGGCAAAGGTTTCTTATCAGGGTTAACTCCTACAGCATCAATCGATGCGGCTGTATGGGTAACTCCAATGGAAATTATCGTTAATGGTGAGATTACTAAGGTCATCGTATCTTAATAATTACAAAACCGTAATAACATATAAGTTAGACTCCCTCACAATGTGGGGGAGTTTACACTTTAAGGAGAACATATGAAAGATATAAAAGCAAAACTACAATCCGTTCTTGACAATGGACATAGTGGTGAAACTGTTACTATATATGGCGAACAGTATAACACACATGAACTTGCCAAAGAGCACGGAATTGATTTACCTAAAGCCAAGAAGGCTAAGAAACAGGTAAATATAAATGAAGATATACAGGAACAAGAACATGCAGATATGGAACAAACATTCGACGAAGGACATACTAAAGAGTCTTGAAGGCGAAGTAGCAAAAGCACATCATGAAATACGTTGTGCTGAAAAAGATTTAAACAAAGCACAAGGCAGACTACAATTTGCACTTAGTGGAATAAAACATTTAACTGAAAGTAGAGAATACCTTAAAGTTGAAGATAATAAAGATATAAAGGAATAAGATATGAAGAATTTATCAGAATTAGCAGGCAAACCTGAACTAACATCAATCATTATAGACGACAAAGACATCGTAGAGAAATACGGTGAGGAACTACAGTTCTACGTTTATGACAAACTACCAATTAGCACATACACTAAACTAGCAAGCCTTGACACAAAGGACGCTGGACAATTATATATGACTGTTAAGGACTTAGTATTGGATGACAAAGGTATACCTGTAGTAGATGACGAAAAAACATTGCCAATGGACATTATGAATGCCGCAATTATGAAGGTTACAGAAAGCCTGGGAAAATAAGTCAGGTAGACAATACCATTGACCCTAGAGTTCATAATTTAGTATTAATGGTAGATGCAATGGCAGAAACGTATCACGTTCTACCTAGTAAACTGCTAGAAGAAGGCAATACGTTAGATATACAAATATTTAACCATGTGCAAACGCATAGGTTAAGAGAACAAAAATTAAAGTCAGGTGAGGATATAACAGATACTTACCGACCAGAGGAACTAGAAGCATTATGGCGAGAACGAACGCAACGTTAAATGCAAGAGCATTTAAAAAAGACATGAAGAAACTTCAAAAGTATCTTAATGGTCGTTTTGCCAATGAAGTTCTTAAAGACTTCAAAGATGAAACTCCTACTGATACGGATTATGGTGTAAATCATACCAAAAAGAAAGTTACAAGAAATAAAAGTGTTGCAATATATGCCACAGCCAAATACAAGGATTATATAGAAGTTCTAGACAAAGGACAATATCCTAATCCACCGAAAGCAGGAACAGGAAAAACAAGTGGGGGTTACTCCACACAAGCAAGGAAAGGTATGAGCACGCCTACAATTAAAAAAGCAGAAAAGAATCTCGATAATTTTATTAGGAGACTATAATGGCGGCACCAATAGCGACAACATTAATATTAAGAACAAAACAATTCAGTAAAGGCATAAGCACAGCAACAAAAGGTGTAGGAGCTCTTGGTGGAGCCATAGGCAAACTAGGTGGTATCATTGCAAAAATTACATTCGCTTTTACAGCCTTTGCAGGTGTTATAGCCGCACTTATCTTAAGGCAAGCCGCATTAATCGATAGAATTGGTAAGGTAGCAAAAACAACTGGTATTGCGGCTGAAACATTACAAAAGTTTAGTTTCGCGGCAGAATTAGCCGGCGTAAGCACGGACCAAGCCGAAGTTGCCTTAAGACGTTTCTCACGTAGATTAGGTGAAGCACAAAAAGGCACAGGTGAACTAGCACCTGAATTGAAAAGACTAGGTATAAATTTACGAGACAGTAATGGTGAATTTAAATCAGCAGAAAATGTATTATTTGAATTAGCAGATGCTATAAAAAACACTGAAGGTGCATCAGCAAGATTAAGCATTGCGTTTAAGGCGTTTGACTCAGAAGGTGCAGAGTTAGTTAACGTTCTTAATCAAGGTGGCGATGCTATGAGGAGAGTATTTGAAAGAGCAAGTGAATTAGGTGCTGTTTTAAGTTCACAATCAATACAAGGCGTAGAACGTTTTAGTGATGCAATGACTGAATTAAGAAAACTATTGAATGGTGTTGCAAATGTATTTGTTGCCGCATTATCACCAGCACTTACAAAAGTAGCATTAGACTTTACAAACTTTATAATTGCAATAGGTAAAGAAAAAGGTGAAGTAGAAGATTTTGGCGAATTTCTTAAAAATGAATTTATAGACATTTTGATTTCTGTCGTAATGGTATTTGAAACTTTGTTAAAAACAATAAGAGACGTTACTGTAAGCCTTATTAATTTAGCAAGAAAAATTCCAGGTTTAGATCTTTTTCCAACAGAAGGACTTAGTGAAGCACAAACTATATTAAGAGATTATGTTGAAGAATTTGGTAGACTAGATGGCACAATTGATATTGGAAAATTGCAAGATGCCGCAAAAGCACTAAAAGAATTAGGCAGAACAGAACCAATACTTGATGAAATTATAAATTTCTCAACCTTCGACAAAATAAAAGATTCTTTTATTGATTTTGTTGGTATATTTACAGATAAAGTAGAACCTTCATTACAAGGTTTAAATGATGTTATCACAGATTTAGCACTTCAAGAATTACAACCAACAATTGGAGAAGTAGATTTTAGCAATTTGATTGAATATTTACAAAAATTAAAAGAAATTAAAAATAAAAATAGCGAAAATAATAAAGTTATAGAAGAACAAGAAGGTTTATTTAAACGTATTATAGAACAATTACGTCAAGCACCAGCATTAATAAAAGCATTCCAAGATCAAGTATTTGATTTAGATAAAGTTCTTCAAGATGTTGCTACTAGATTAGGAACACCAATGGAAAGGTTGCAAAAAACAATTGAAGATGGATTAGTCAAAGGTGTTGAAATATTTGAAGATACTTTAACAGATGCAATACTTACAGGTAAAGCCAGTTTTAGCGAATTAGGTGACCATATTAAGAAAGTGTTAGCAAAAGCATTAGTGCAAAAGTTTATATCAGGACCTATCTTGAGTATATTTGGATTAGCAAAAGGTGGACCAGCAAACGCAGGACAACCATATGTTGTTGGTGAAGAAGGACCAGAACTATTTGTTCCAAAACAATCAGGAACAGTTATACCAAATGACGAAATGTCAACTGGTGGTAGCGGAATGGGAATGGGCACAACGGTAAATTACAATATTAATGCTATAGATTCCAGATCTTTCGAGGCTCGACTTTCTGAGAACCCCGAGTTCCTGTTTAACGTAACGCAAGTAGGTGCGAGGAGGCAACCAGCATAATGAGTTTACAAACAATTATAGACAACGCAACATACATTGATATAAACAAAGGTAAAGTTGCCGCTCAATCAGTAAGTAGAAGTGGAGTAGTCCTAACTGCCGAAAGAGCAAGTAACCAACCATACAGATTCAAAGTAGGTATGCATAGCGGATTACAATACAGCACTAACAGAGGATTGTTAGAAGATATTGATGCATTGGATGTTACAGAAGAAACCACAATTGATATTGGTGATACAAACAGCGGACTAAGTTATCTTACAGCATATCAAGGTGGTATAACAAGTGGCACACTAACATTAGTAAGTGTAAGTGGTAGCACAATAACAGTAAATGCAAGTGGTGTTGGCGGCAGTGGCACATTGTTTAAGAAAGGAGACTTCTTACAACCATTAGTAAGCAGTTATAGATATCCTTACCAAGTAACAGCAGATGTTAGTTTTAGCACAGGCAGTAGTGTAGCAATACCAGTTCACAGACCAGTTATAAGTCAAGACGGTGTTACATTGTCTAGTGGCAACATAGCAACTGGTAAAGATGTTCACTTTAAAGTTAAATTAACAAAACGACCAGGATACAGAGTAGTCCCACATGATAGAATACAGTTTCAAAGTGCATTTGAAATGGTCGAAATAATCACAACATAAGGACACAACATGGCAACAAGTATACCTCCAGTTACCGGCACAAACAATATAAAACATGCAATGTTAGTAGACCTTACATTGGGTGCAACAACTTATTACATAAGTGGTGCATACAAACCAGTTACATATGATGGAAACACTTACACAGAGTTAGGCAGTTTCTTAGGTGTTAGTGAAATACCAGAAGACATAAGAACAACAAACGGTGACATACAACTTAGTTTAACAGGCATACCTAGTGACCAAGACTATATGGGTTTGATATTAAGCACCGCAATTAAAGGTGGTGTAGTTAAAATACACAGAGCATTCTTTAATGATGATTATAGTGTAGATGCCGCAAATGTGTTTCAACGTTACAATGGCATTATAACTAATTACAGCATCAGTGAAGACTACAACTTTATTGAAGGCAAGAATACTAATAGTGTTGCAGTTAGTTGTGCAAGTGTTAACACCATATTAGAACAAAAAGTAGCAGGACAAAGAACTAACTTAACAGATAGACAAAAATACTTTCCAACAGATAACACTTTTGACAGAGTAGCAGACTTACACAATGTATCATTTGACTTTGGTAAAGAATATAGTGCTAGTTCTGGATACGGTGGTGGCTACGGTGGTGGCTACGGTGGAATCGGTGGCGGCTTTGGTGGCGGCTTTGGTGGCGGCATGGGTGGATACAGAATAAGATAATGATTAGACGAGCAACAATACAAGACTATGACAGCATAATGGCAATGATGATTAACTTTGCCAACAGTTCACCTTATAGTGCTTTACACAATCCAGAATACAATGATATGTATATTAGAAGATTATTAGATAGTTTTGGAAAAGAAGGTTGCATACTGTTAGGTGAAAAGAACAATCAAGTAGTAAGCATGTTGATAGCACAAATACAAACAGATGCATGGTTACCAGAAATAAAAACAATGAAAGAAGTTGCGTGGTGGGTTGAACCAGAACACAGAATGTCATCATTGGGTTATAGACTACTAAAAGAATATGTGAAAATAGGTAAAACTCTAGTAGAAAAAGAAATAATAGAAGGTTTTACACTCACAAACATGGAGATATCGCCAGACTTTGATTTAGAAAAACGAGGTTGGCGACCTATAGAAACAAATTATATATATGAGGGTGTGTAGATGGCAGTATTTACAGCAATAGCAACAGCAATCGTAGGAGCAATCGGTATAAGCGGTATAGCGGCTACTATTGCCACAAGTATTATTAGTGCTGGTTTAGCCTTAGGAACAGCAAAAGCATTAGGGGTAATGGAACCACCTAAGCAACAGGAAACAAAAGATCCAGGTGTTAAGATACAGTTACCACCAAGCACAGACAACAGAGTTCCTGTGTTTTATGGACAAAGTTTTACTGGTGCAATCATTGTGGATGCAGAAATTAAAAACCAAAACAATACCATGGTGTATTGTATGGTTATTGGTGAGAAAACAGATAGTGGCACAATTACTATTAATGACATTTACAGAGATGATGCAAAATTAATCTTTAGTGGTGCAACAGTTACTGGAGCAACAGATCCAAATGCTACTACATCTAATCAAATTAATGGTAAGATACGTTGTAGAGTATATGCAGGCGGAACAGCGGCAAGTGACCAAGTGTTTCCTACAACTGGTGCAGTAGCGGCTACCACATTAATGACCACAATTGATGCAGGCACAAGTTATGCAAACTTAGTCTATTCAGTTATTGAAATGGATTATGATGCTGAAAACGGATTGCAAGGCTTAGGTGCTATTACATATGATATCAATAACAGTTTAAATGAGCCGTCAAACGTGCTATTAGACTACTTACAAAACGATAGATATGGTGCTGGTATCAGTAGTGCTGATATTGATTTAACCTCGTTTAACGACCTCTACGACTATTCTACGGCTAATGTTGAATACAGAACAGCCACTGGTAATATTGTAGCAGGACATCCTAGATGGCAAATTGATGGTATGTGTTCAACCTACCAACCAGTAAAAAGAAACATTAATGAAATATGTAGAAGTTGTGCGGCATACTTTGCTTACGATCCTAAACAAGGTAAGTTTAAAGTTGTGTCAAACAGAGCGGCAACTAGTGGTGAAAAGTCAGCGGCTTATGTGTTTAATGATGACAACATAACCAGTTCAATTGATATTACGTCAACAGAATTATTCAGTTTATACAACAGTATTGATGCTGAATACCCTAGTGTTGACAAAAAAGACCAAACACAAACCATAGTAATAAGCACACCAAGTGGTGACAGAAACAATAATGAACCAGACAATCCACTGGACACTAGATTTAATTTAGTTAATGACAGAAGTAGAGTGGGTAATTTAGCAAACATTGACCTTAACCAAAGTAGAACAAGCACAGTTATAAACTTTACAGCAGACTACAGTTCAATTGTTAATGACGTAGGTGATGTTGTTAAAGTTACAAGCAGTCAATACGGATATACAAACAAATTGTTTAGAGTTATGCGTGTTACAGAAGTAGAAACAGCAGATGCTATGTTAGGTGCTAAGTTTACTTGTATTG